GAGAGTGGATATGAGATAGCCATTATGCGAAGCCTTTTCCGTATGATCCGCCTTGGCGCTTGGCATCAAGCACCGCAGCCTTCGATGCCTCAACCATCCGTGGTAAAAGCGCACTAACCTCAGAGCGAGTAACGCCACTCTGGAATGTGTTGTTCTGGATGACGGTGATGCCGCCGCCCTGACCCTTGGTGTGGTCAACTACAGTTTCCCTTGGGTGCATCATGGCCATGAAGCCGCCCTTGCCATCAAGACCACCAGCGCGGGCGCCGTTGCCTGTGTAGCCGCCGCCTGCGTAGTTGCGGGCCATTGGGCGGACATTTCCTGTTCCGAGAGGCATCGACGGACCTGAAACCTGATTGGCATTGAAGTAACCACCGATGGCGCTGGTGACGAACCCCGTGATCTGCTTTACAACAAACACTCGATACAGCTCTTTGATGATCTCACTCGCCATTGACCTGAAGGCGTCTTTTGTTGATTTTGTGCCATCAACAGCACTCATCATGGCGTTCTCGAATGATTGCTCAACCGTCTTCAATATTCCATTGAGCCTCTCCATTGCTGGAGACACCTTACCGTTTATAGAACCTGCAAGTTTATCTGCTGCGTTTTCGCCGCTATCACCAAATATATCAACTTCCAAAGCACCGTTCTTGAAGGCATCGCGAAGAGCCTTTAAAGATTTCATAGGTGCAGCTAGGCCCATATTTACCTTATCAAGGCGGCTATTAACCCCGTCCAACTCTGATTGTACTTCACTTGAGGCATCTTCCAGGTTGTCCGCAACAGTGCTTCCGATATTAAGCCTCAATACACTTAGACGGCCATCCTCTGGGAACTTTGAGTTCCAAGCATCAACTATACCGTTTGCAAGTTTGTCAAATGCTTGTGCTATAGGAACAAGAGATTTCATGAAAGTAAGTTTAAAGTTGAGAATGCCCTTTTGTAGCCCTAAATACATTTTGTCGCCGTAATCAGAAATTCTCCCAAATGACTCAAACGCAACATCCTTCAGAAGCCCAAGAGCAATTGCAAAACCCCCAGCCCCCCGCTTCAACTGAAGGAACATTTCTATCAACTTTGCTGCTCCAAGAAGCACAGCAATAGGCAAGAACCGCATAAGGATTGCGCCAACCGCCTTCAATGCGCCGCCCAGAAGCAAGGTGGCTGACCTGGCCGCAACCATAACTGTGCTGAATCTTCCAGCCGATAGAGCTGATGCCACTACTGCGGCCCTAACTTGAACCATAACTCCGGCAAATATTCGACCTGTTTTGGCAGAAAGCACCATGGCCTTGACCATTTTAACGCCAACAACCGCAGCAAATAGCCCAGCGGCTATCAATGCAGTATCAATGTTTCTCACGATGAATGGAAGAGCAGAGCCGAAAGCATCTTTCACAGACATTATGCTATCTTTGACAGACATAAGTGGCTCCTGGAGTACACCAAGAGTGCTGGATAAGTTTTGCACTTCTTTGCCAGACTTTTGAATAGCCACGCCAAACGCCGCAAAGATAGCAACTGCCGCACCGACAACCGCACCGATAGGACCAAAGATTTGCAAGAGCTGCGGAGCCTGCTGCCCAAACGCTTGCATCTTGGATGTGCCGTTGGCAACCTGAACCGCGAAGTCACCAACTTGATAACCAGCCTGCTGCAAACCTCCCATGGCAAATTTACGCATATTGGTATTACCGACGGTGACTCCCTTATTAAAACTGCCCATTTTTGATTGGGCCGTTTGCACTGATCTCCCAACGCGCTGTGTAGACTTGGACACCTGATCCAAACCCTTGATCGCGCTATTGGTCTGGGCAGCGATAATAATGTTGATCTTTTCACTCATTTTTATCGCGCTCCTCAATCAGTGCAAAATATGCGACCCATTCATTATACTCCGAAAGACTAATTTCCTCAATCTCTGAGATCGTCTTGCCAAGTCTGAGAGCTAATCCGAGAAGATTGCACCTAAATGGGTCGCCCTTTAGTTTTTTAAGTGATCCTCTGGGCTATCAGTATCAAAGATAGAACCAAACACTTTTGCAATCACATTTACAGGCTCGCCAAGAAGAATAGCCTTGTCTTCCAATGTGAATGCTTTCTCGCCAGCCTCATCCTCACATTTGACAATAATCATCTCGACCATTGCGCTCATGCCGGGTTCAGCCAAAAAGTTGGGATATTTGCGCTGGACCTTCTCAATATCTCTTGCAGAGACTTGTGTGAAGTAAAGGCGAAGCGGATTGTCCGCCTCGCCCCACTCTTCAACGTCTAAGAAACCACGCTGTTGTTCCGCTCGCTTCGCCGCGATACGTTTTGCTAGGGTCATGTTTTACACCGTTGTTTGTGTTAATGCACCATTACCCTGCACTGAAATTGACATTTCTACAAGCCCATCAAAAGAAGAGCTTACAGAGCGGCCTGTCACGATGGCCGCGCCGGACAAATAAGTGTCGCCAGCGGTGTCACCCTCTGGGTAAAGGTTAAGCGTAACCTCTGCCCCGATTGTCAATGCGCCCTGACCTGCTGAGTCAGTTTCATCCCAGAAAACATCAACAGAACCAGAGAAGCTGGTCAGCGATGGTTTATATGTGCGAGCAGCATCGCCCATGGATGTGTCTTCAAGTGTGTCCGCAGTCTCCTCAATTGAGAAGGAACGGATTTCTGCAATTGCGTCGGAACCGACCTTTACGGTGCCTTCGCTACCAGCGTGCGTAGCCATGGTGTATCTCCTATCTGGCCGTTTCCACATCATCAATGTCGGTAGAATACTCGACACTGAAGTTTAATCTAGCGACACCAACAGGCTGTTCGGCCTCGCCAGAAAAATCTATTTCAGTACCCGAAAGCACTGTGTTCTTTGCAAGACCATTAAGAGAATAATCCCCAGCAATGGCCTCTTCGACCTGAACGCAAATTGCGTCAAGATCGTTGTCCAAATTAGCCGTTGCTAACGCATAAACGTCAACATTGACCGTCAGCGTTCTCATAAGCGTTTTCCGACCCAAAGTCATCAGGCCGGACTGCTCTGCGCCCGCATAAACAGTTATAGCAGGTAATTTAGCCTCTGTCAGTGGGTAAACACGACTGCCATACACCCGTGAAGAAACTAAAGCCACGTTGCTGTTAAGCAGTGTGACCATTCTTTCTCTGATCTGCTGGCGAACATGAGACATTATGATTTTTCCAATTGCACTACGGTAACACCCGTTCCATCATGTATCCAAGCGCGGACAACATAGGTTACTCCAGATATTACCATAACCTCGCCCTCACCGACAGACGGCAAATCTGAAGTCCGACAGGTCAATTGAGGTTGCTCCTGATGCACCGTGACAAAGCCACCATTGTCCACAGGGATTGTCTCATTGTCAAAGATGCCATTGATCGTGCCTCCGCCGTATGTGACGGAGACAGCAAACTCATCAACGCTCAATATTGAGGTTAGATCGTCAATCAGTGGCAGAGCCATCTTTAGCTTCCTTTGACTTAACGTAAACTCTTGCGTATCCGCGAGAAATTAGCTTGTTCGCCACTGACGGATCAACGTCATGGTTGCTACCGCTCTTGTAGCTCTTGCCGCCCCAAGATGCTTTCTTGAGCAGAGTAATCTTCATTTCTTCGACTTCCGCGTCGTGGTCTTTGTAGCCTTGCTCTTTGGCAGTGCTACTGAACGGTCTTCAGCTTCCTTCGCAGGCTGCGGAGCATCAACGTACTCAACGCGACCCATTGCGGTAAGGGAGCGAGCATTCTCATCAGATAAATTCAAAATATCACCTGCACTGCAACGCGAGTTGTCAATGACGCAGGACTTCAAAACAAGATATGGCATATAAAACTCCTAGTAGGGTTGGTGGGGACCGAAGCCCCCACCAGTTATATTATGCGCCGTCGTTGTTAAAGGCAAACGATACAGCGTGACGTACAGCCACGTCGCAGGTTTGCAGTGCAACGATGCGTACAGTGCCGCTTGTGCTGCTGGTGTATGGATCAACAACAATGTCCAAACCGCCGTACATGCCGATCAGCAAGTCAGCAAAGTTGCCGAAGTACAGATCGCCTGCTGTGACTTGGTTGGACACGATGGTGTTGTAACCATTCATGTTGCCGTCTGGGCCAACTACGAACTGGCCTGAACCAGCGTCTTTTGCAGTTGTTTTCAGAGCGCCATACATGCCTGCTGGGGCGATGTAGGCCAAGTTGCCAGACAAAGCATTGTCTTCTGCAACAGCAGTTTCCATCGCAACAACTTCTGCGAAGGTTGGGTTTGCAGCAGCAAAGTTAGTCGGAGCATTGATGCCCGATGTGTTCTTTACGCCTGTAGGCTGACCAGAAGAGCCTGAACCTGCCAACGCGCCCAGGTCAATTGCAAGAGCAATAGCTGTGGACAAGTCGTTGCGAACAAGAGCTTCAATGTCGAGGCTGGACTGCATCATCATCAAACGTGTGATGTCTGTGAACGCGCCGAGTGTCTTTGGGGACATTGTAACTTGGCCCAAAGTTGGCTCGCTCTCAGAAGCAGCGCCACCTTCAGTGGAAATCCAAGAAGCAGCCGATGCGGCAGTTTTCTTTGGGATTTTCACGTTGCCGGACAAACCAGACAACATTGTAGCGCCAGCCTGCATAACCGAAGACTGGTTGCGCAGAACGTCGATGAAAGAACCGCCA